TCTTCAGTTTCAACTTTCGCGTCAGCAGCTTCTTTTGCAGATACCAATAATGCATCAGCAGCAGATTTCGCAGCAGCAATCGCAGCAGTACGTGCAGTTTCATCACCAGCTTGTTTAGCAACTTGCGCAGCCAATGCAGAATCATTAGATGTTTCATAAGCAGCTTCTTTAGCTACTTGAGCAGCAAGAGCAGAATCATTAGATGTTTCATAAGCAGCTTCTTTTGCAACTTGAGCAGCCAATGCAGCATTGTTAGATACTTCATAAGCAGCTTCTTTAGATACTTGAGCAGCAAGACCAGAAGTCAAAGTTGCATCAGCAGCAGCACGAGCGGTAGCTTCTGAAGCCATCGCAGCATCGTCAATAACTTTAGCAGCAGCAATCTCAGAACGAATTGCTCCACGGTCAGTCGCAGAAGCATTTGCTTCGAATGCATCAGAAGACATTCTATTAGAAGTCTCAAGAGCAAGAGCAGCATTGTTAGATGTTTCATAAGCAGCTTCTTTAGCTACTTGAGCAGCCAAATTAGTAGTCAAAACACTTTCAGCAGCACGTGCTGTAGTAGCTTCAGTTGCTAAAGAAACAGTAACACCGTTAACTGCAGCAGCACGAGCAACAAGCTCAGCAGCCAAGCCAGCAGTCAAAGTTGCATCAGCAGCAACACGTTCAGCTTTGTGGTTGGTTACTTCCATTCCAATGTCGCCATTGAAAGTTTCTTGAGCAGTCTTGAAAGTACTGTGAGCCAAAGCGTTAGCTTGCTCAGCAGATCTAGCGGTAGAAGCTTCTGCAGCAATGTTGCTTTGAAGAGCAACTTCACGTGCGTCAGTATAAGCTTTCGCATCTACTTCAGCTTGATCAGCGTATCCTTCCAATTGACCTTTCAAACCAACGCGAGCTTGTTCAGCAGCCAATGATTCAGCAGCAGTAAAAGCTTTCGCAGCTTGAATGTGACCCATGCGAGCCAACTTTTGCAATTCACCTTGACGGATTGTTGCGATGTCAAAAGACAAATCGTATTCGTAGACTACATCAGCAGCCAAGTAGTTGAGACTTTTGATAACATTCGCTGGAAAGTCGATGTTTTCAGAAGCCATTAGAGTCATATCGAATTTAGCAACTTGTGCGTCATATACGATAACTCCATTATTAAATTGTTTAGCCATTATTTATTCCTCCATAAGAATATAATGTGCCCAACGTCTCATCAAAGGCGGACGAAGAGCTACACATAACTACACCATGGAAAACTTAAAGGAAAATAAAAGATGACTAGTTTTTGATTAAGCTTTTTAAACATCAAAAAAAAAATATATTTCTCTACAATATCGCAACTACCGGCAGGGTAGGGATTTAGAACATAAAGAAGTTTGACTGACCATCTGTATAAAAGCTTATCGAGGACCTTGGGGACACTAAGACAATTTGGTTCTGGCCGTCTATTGTCTGTCCGGTCCTAGCTCTTATTACTAGTGAGTGATTTTGAGCCATTCCATCTTCATCGGTGACTATGAATATTTGGCCATTCTGCAAAGCAACTGCATCCGGCATTGTTATTACTAAACTCTCAGCGGCTTTTATTCCAATGAAATAATCATTAGTGCTCATGCTATAGCTGGTAGTCGTTGTTATTCTATTTCTAACTTCTATACCAGGTTGGGGTATTATTGTGGTTATGACATTTCCATTTTCATCTAAAGCCAATGCTGTGGATGACTGGCCTTGTTGGACACTGGTAAGGTTCAGTTGTGGTATTATCACTTTATTAGAGGAGGGTGACAAGGATAGGTCACCATTGTCTGAAACATGCAAGTCTGCATATGTGTGATTTGAAAGACCAAACACTTCTTCTGTGTTTGTTAATCTGAGTTGTGGGGCTGAATCTTTAATTTCCACTTTTCGGGAAGGTGTAGCTGTACCTATCGCAAGTGAGCCTGCAATGTTTGCCGTTGTTGCGACATTGAGTGAGGTTAAAGTGCCAAGACTTGTAATATTTTCTTGCGCTGCTGTCAGAATAGAACCTTGCAGAGTTATAGAATTCACAGCAGTCACATTCACCGTTGTTGCATTCACCGTTGGGGTGTTGATGATTTCGCTTCCGATGGTTGTGTTTCCATTTGTGATATTGCTAGAAGTTAAATTGGTGAAGAATCCTGAATCGGAGGATACCGAGACAGAAGACGATATTTGACCGACATTGTCTAAGACAATATCTTGATTAGATCCCACACGAAGCTGACCAAGTACATCTGTTGGTGTTGCTATACTAAGAGATGGATTGTTTGTAGAAAGAGTTGTAGAGTTAATGTCAACACTCACAGTTAGGTTTTTGATCGATGTACCTACCTTAAGTTGATTTGATGGAGCAGTAACCTCAAGTTTGGAACCTGAAGATAAAGCTCCAATGCCTATTGTCTCGTCGTTGATGAACAGTTGATTGTCAACAGCAAGCCCGTTTGGTATATTTAAGGTTGCAGCATTTATTGTAACGGTATCTGTAGATTGATCTCCAAGAACAACCGTGTCAGCAGAAACTATGAAGTCCGTTGTTCTAGCGTGAAGTGTACCAGTGACATATAAGTCTCCGGATATTCCAACATCACCTTGTACATCCAAAGAGTAGTTCGGAGACTCGGTATTGATACCAACCTTATTATTTGAAGGCATTATGTGAAAGTTTCCGTTCGTATCCGTTCCTAAGTCTGTGTGTCTTTCTAGAAAGGTAGGTAAAAGAGCACCAAGCGTCGTAGTGGCAGCTGAAGATAATCTAAGTTGAGAATCTGAACTGTCTACGATGTGAAGTTTTTTTTCTGGTTGGTTGGTTCCAACTCCAACTTGAGTTTCGCTAGCGAATAGGGAGTTGTTGTTAACTGATAAACCAGTGTTGATTATTGCATAATTCAGGCTTGCAGCATTTGAGTTATTTAAAGATCCAAAACTATTGCTTTGTATTGATGTGCTATTGGTTGAAGATATGTTTGTCTCTGTCTGTGCAGAATTAGATCCCAAAATGATATTTCCTTGAGAGTCTATCAAGTTACCTGTTATGATTATGTCTCCAACTGTAATGTCGCTTCCTTGCAAGGTTGTTATGATAGCATTGGAAGATGTTAGTTGATTTGTATCTATATCCAGCGCGTCAACAGAGTCAAAGTAAGCTAGTGAAGAGCTGACCTCATCGGTCTCAATTGTACCTGTGACATATAAAGTGCTACTGTCGTAACTTAGATTTACTTCAGTCCTGATTGTTTTCGCGCCATTGCCAAGAACTATATGGTTCTGTAAGCGGCCGCTGTAAGCATTAACTCCGACATTGTCCATATGTGCAGCATTGCCATAATAATTTAAGGCAGTGATATCACCCGCTGAGTCTAGATCTTTTGTGAGTTCTATTGATCCTGTGAAGCGATGTTTATCATCTTCACTATCTCCAAAGGTTGAGGAACCAGTGATGTCCATGTGAAATACAGTTACGGTTTCGCTTTGGATCTCAAAATTCTTTGCGATAATATTACCAGATACAACCAGAGCATCATCAGCGTCTGACCACATCAGTTTATTGTCATGATCTAGGTTAGTATCTTGGCCTGCAATTTGGATTGCGCCTTTAGGTCCGGAAGCTTCTGTTCCGACAACATATGCCCATCCAGTTTCTGTTGCCATTACTCATAGGTCCCTATATCCTTCATTCTTTCTGCGGGAATTCCGGTCAAAGAAGAAAAGATGTTATATACTAGAGTTCCACCATCGCACTGAACTGCCATGAAAATGCACTTTGCTGAAATATCAACATGTCGTTGACCGTCTAGTGTAAAATATTGACCGGTTGTGAATGATGTGCCGATAAATCTTCCGTTTCCAAATGTAGCGGCGCCGGTGTCGATAGATAAATTGCTACTTCCTACCCTATCTAGAATTAAGGTTCCGGTATCGTCTGTCGAAAAGTAGTTTTTATAAAAATTGTCTTCGAACGCCCACCAAGAAACAAGGTTTGATGCTTCGGAATGATCTCTAGGGTCACTACTTCCAAGTCCGCCATACAAAGCTGCAACTTGTGCGAGGGTAATATCGGTGTCGAACAGAACACCGTCACTGTAAAATCCATCAAAGTTACCAGAGAGTGATCCCAACAAAATCTGAGCAAAATCTGAACTTGGTGCCGTGGCATTGGACAATATCTCTTGTCCATCTAGATACACTTTGGTCAATGGGGTTGATTTGTTAGTTGTCACAACAATATGGTACCAAGTATTGGTTACTAACACATTGCCCGACGTCTCTGCGACTTGAGCATTGTTTATGAATAACCTAAGTTTGGCGTTTCTATTTTGTATCCTGAGAGAACCTGAGACCGAACCATTGGAACCTCTTAGGTCAACGATCCTCGCTGCAGTTGGTAGGCTGGCGTCAAATTTAAACCAAATTCCAAAAGATAAAGTATCAACTTCTGTGAAGGTTGTTGAGAAATCTTCGTCCGCGTCTGGCATGTTTACTGCTCTACGTGGTTCAGGAAAAGCAACGTTCAATGTGTGTGAGCTGTGATTATTGCAAACGTGAATTTCTTTTGTCACATTTGGAAAAGAATGTGTTTGGACCTCTCCATCGACGATGGAATTAGATTTTAGCCATGGTCTACCGGAAACTTGATAAGATCCTACATTTTGCAAACCAACTTTGTATGTATCGGATGATCCAGCCATTAGCTCACTCCCTCAACACCATCTAGACTAAACATTCTTTCTTTAGGAATACTAGTAAGCTCAGCGCAAATGGAGAGGTTACCATTCGTGGTTGTGTTCGTGGTAGAAATAAACACTTCTTTACATTTAACATCAAAAACTTCTTCTGCTTCATCCAATATTAGAAAATAATTGGCGCTTCCGGAAGCTCCATTGCTATAATCAAATGACGCAGTGTAAGGTGCGAAGTGAATTCTCAAATCTTGACCAGCATCGTTTCTAAATGTAATTCTTTTTGTTACGTTTGGAAACTGAAACCTTACAGACTCTTCGATTGAAGAAAAAGTAAATGCAGACGAAGTTACATGTGGAACTCCAGATACTTGATAAGATCCAACGTGATTTAGACCGACTCTATAATTTCCCATGATGCATACTCCGCTTTTTTCAATAAATAGTTATTGCTTATTCTTCTCGAGGTTCGCTCGCCATTTTTTACGAGCCAATCTTTTCTTTTCTGATCGAGATGTGAAGTGTTTCTTATCTCGACACTCTTGGATGATTCCAAGCTTTTTACACTTTTTTGTGAAGCGTTTGATAAATCTTTCCATCGGCTCGCCTTTGCGAGGACGTTCTGTAATATTGGTAGCCATTATTTTCCCTTTGCTAATTTTGACCAAATAGTCGAAGACATTCCGAAAGCTGAGATATCAACACCGGGATCGTTTGGAGATACACCTTCCAAAGCCTTTGAGCCTTGTCCTCCGGAAGATCTACCAGCAGACTGTTGAGTCATTGGTTGAGTTCCTTCGAACAAATCGATACCGTTGTAAGAGTCTCGACCGATTGAGTCAAGCATCTTTATTCTATGTTCCTTCAGTTTCTTCTGTCTTTCTCCATGGTCTATTTGTGGTTTCTGATAAGAAGGTTGTCTCGGGGTTTCGACAATCCGCTGACTGCCTACGCCCTTCATAACCTCCGAAATGATTCCAGAGAGGACTCCTTCTTCGAAAATGACTTCTTTGACACACTCTTTGATGAGTGGTCGAAGGGTTTTCTTAAGTTGTTCTTTGTTCATTTAATCTCCAAGAATCTTTTTAAATAGGTCGTCAATATTGTTTTCTCTTTGTTCTCGCAAACGCATATTGAAGGCTTGTGCCTTCTTTGGCTTATCTCCACCAGGATAAACATAGGCATCTGGTGTTGATGGTTCCGATACAATGTCAAAGCAAATTAGTTGAAAGTCTTCTTCGACAACTGTTGTTCCCATTGATTCTCGAACTGATCCAAGACCTCGGGAAGAGATTCCAAGCTTCACACCAGCATTGATGAGATCCTTTAAGATTCTACCACTAGGAGTGTCTAAGACTTTGATCTTGCCCATTACGTCCTTACCTTCCCACCAACAGTCGGTGATCATGTGAGAAACGTTTTTAAGGTTAATTACGGAGTCGTCAGGGTGATCTAATTCGCCACAGGCTCTATTATCTTTGACGATTGCCATGTAGTTATCCATCTCTCTCTTGAGAACTTTGTGGGGATACTTACGGCCATTGCCGTTCTTTTTGTCTGCTGTCTGAATACGACCGGTCAAATAGACCACGCCATCTTCAACAACTTCTTTTCTCTCTCTCTCGGTCAAAAGATCCAGACAACGTCCATCTGGACATAGCGCGTGGAACTCTCTTAGTAATTGTTTACTCATCTTCTTCTCCAAAATAAAAAGGTGGGCAGAGCTTAGCTCCACCCATTGCGGGCGTTACCCGCTTGAGCTAGGATCCGCTGCAGCAGCGACGGACGGGTTGTAAAACCCAGCGCTTAATCATCGACATAATCACCTCCTGATTCTCGACGATAGTCTTAGTCCAAAATCATCGACTAAGACCGAAATTAAATAAGATGTTCCAGCTGAAATACAGCCAAGAACAAAAGCATTCCCGAAAGAATACTCGAAACTAAATAGTTCCGTAAATGGGGAAAAGAGCATTAAAATCCAGCCTACGTGAAAACCCATGCACAATGGACAGTTCCACAGCGTGTTCCACTTCTTTGTATAGTCCTTCTTAGGTCTGACGTCTTCAAATATCTTTCCGTAAACGATCATAAATGTCATGCCGTAAGCGGCAAGAATAAAATTTAAAAGTTCCAAAGGATCTCCAAGTATTAGTCGTCGTAATTTCTCTTAAAACTAGTAAATGCAGCTTCGTCCAAGAACTTGTTGAACTCTCTTTCGTTCATGAAACCTGAATCCACAACCACATCTAGAAAGTCCATGTGGTTAGCTTCATATATTGCTATTGATTGTTCGTAGATTTGTGGGTTTGTGTGTTCGAGGCTGTGGTCTGTAGCGTTTTCATCAGCAGCTGCCAATACATCACAATCGTCATCTGGGTCTGGTGTACTTTCATCATAATCAAATGTGTCGTTGCCGTCTGGTGTTTCTACTTTGTCGAATGTTTGAGTATTTTTCTCAAATGATTTCCACTTCACAACAGCATCTTCTTTGGATCCCACGTTCTTATCTGATGTAAGCCCAGCGTTGTGTTGATCTGCTACATAAAATGCAAACCCATAAAGCAACCCTCCGTACCCAACGTTCCTAAATTTCTCAGCAGTGTGAATTGCTTCGACGTGCCAAGATGGGTTCATCCCATCGGCTTTGAGACACGGGCCATCGCTCTTCAAGCTTGACAAGGTCACTTCTCCAATAATCTGTAAGTCAGCGATCATCTGTGCAACCTCAAGGCCTTGGCCAGGAGTGTACATTGTGAACTCCGCGTCGCTTCCTGGAGATATGCTTACTCTTAAACAAACTTGACTATCATCAAGTCTGTTGCCCCGCGTCTCCTCTTCTTTTAGAAAGCGTCTCCAGTTTTCCATAATAAGTTTCTGATTCATCAGTACGTGTATCTCCCATACATATATGGGGCAAATCCACTGCCCTGTCTTATTGAGCCTTTCTCTTGTTCTTGTGGGACCTCACCAAGTTCTGTTGAGTATTCTCCATCTGGGGATATCAAGTGGTCGTCAGAAATATCATCATATGCGGTTGTACCTTTGATGTAAGACTGTTCTGTATTCATCCATTCTGAGATTACTATAAGCGCAATCTTGTTAACATCCACATCGGCAGAGGTCATCAGTTTGCCCTCTAGAGATCCATAGATATTTCCACCTTGGATTGAGTCATATTCTAGAAGACCTTTTTTTCTCATGAACTCCAAAAGTCTTGCTTCTGCACCATATGTAAAATCAGACAAAGTCTCCTTAGCAAATGTTAAAATCTTTCCCTGTTCTTGCTTGATTACTATGTCAATATCTTTATGATCCAATATCATTATGTCTCCGTTCACTGCAGAGCGTGACATGAGTTTGAAATTGACTTCATCCTTTTCTACGATTTCGATCTTGATTCCACCTGGCTCTTGTGGAACTTCTGGTGTGGGTGTGTCTGCTATGTTGATACTAATTGACATTTCTCTTTACCTCCACTAATAGATCTTGAATATAAAAAATCTCTTCTACAATTTGAGAACTCAAAGGAGTTTTTGCATAACTATCCAGCTTTGCTTTAACTTTCTTAAAATTTTCATTCAAAGGTGAGGAGTTCTCCTCTACTATTTCGACATTAACTGCTTCTTTTAGTCTTCCAATTTCATCATTCAGATAAGACTTTAAACCAAGACCATTGTCGGAAAACGACACAATGAAGTTGCTTAGCAATTCTTTTTGTTCTCTGAGTAGGGAATGCTCATATGTTTCATTAAATCTCTTGACAAACATTTTGAACTCGAGTTGATCAACTGGTTTCATTTCTGTCTGGTTTTCATCCAATCTAGTAAGAAAGCTTATCACTTTGTCTTCGAGCATAATTCTCTTTTTAGCTCCAAGGTTTGAGTTCTGGAAGTATAGTCCAATCGTTGCTATATCTTTATAGTTCGGGACAAAGTTTGAAAACGCTTTGTTGCCCAAGGCCTTGTTGATCTTGTTGATTAATGCCGTTTGCTCGTTGAAAATTTCTTTCCTGTCTAAATCATTAAAATCCTTCTTGGTTTCGACCATAAGTCGCTTTGAGAAATCTGACTTAAGTTCCTTGCTTTCCAACAGAGATTTATACAATCCAAGCTCTTTTGAAAGAACCTTTCCTTTTGTATAAAATTCTCTTAATAGACCCTTGACTTTTGATTGTCTTACTTTGTCTTCTTGTAAAATTGCTTTTGTTAATTCACGAATCAAGCATTCGTAAAGAAAAGCGGTATTTCTTTTCTTATTATGTTTCATGTTGTTGTCCTTTATATTTTATACTGTGTCGTTAATTAGTTTTGTTATTTGGCTCCAAACATTTTGGGGCATATCATTTAAGGATGGGTCAACCTTATCAATGTAAGCCTTAAGTGCTTGGTCGGCATGCATAAAATCTGAATACTTCATTTTCATTCCGTGTGCCTTGGAGAGCCAATAATCACGACCACCTTGTCTTTGGAAGTCCATGTAGATTTCAGTCGGGGAAAACATGCCTTCATTTAGTCTATCAAGTTCTTCTTTGATAATTCGTTTCAATGTTTGTTTGTTAAGTTTCATCGGTTTCTTCCTTTCTTCTTAATAATTCGATTAGTGATTTCACATCATTACTTGTGTTAAATAGCTTCTCTTCTTCGTTTTCGTTTGATTCGTGAATACCTCTCGACAGCGAGTCTAATCCACCGAAACCAACTTTTCCTGGAAACGTTGTTCTAGAGGTTGATCCACGAACTTCACCACCAAAGGCTTGGTTCTTCATTTGTTTTGAGAATCCACCTTTGCGATAAGAGATCTTATGTTTTTTATATGGTCCTCGAGGTTTTGCGTCATCGTCGCGTTTTGCAGGAGGTTCAGCTAGCAAGTCACCATCATCGGTATCTCCACCTAAATCGGCCCCTGCGTCACCACCTAAGTCATCTCCGCCAAGGTCACCACCTAAGTCATCACCTCCCAAGTCATCACCTCCAAGATCCATGTCTCCACCTAAGTCTCCGCCGCCTAGATCTCCGCCACCATCTTCAGGTGCTTGACCAGCAGCTTCAAGACCTGCCATGAACTTCTTGTCTGTGAACATTTCTCTTTGCATTCTCAAGTATTCGTCTTGTGACAATCCAAGTAAGTTTTCTGAAACCCAACGACGAGAGAAGTATCCCTCAGTTGCTGCAGCTGCAATATCAAACTTAGTCTTCCAGTGTTCAAGCTCTTGCATCTCGGCAATCTTTGATGGGTTGTTGAGGCTTAGCTTAAAGTTTAGCAAGTCATCTCCGCGATACCCAAGTGTGTATAGATGGACAATGCCAATCTTCTCCAATTCAGAAATCAAAACTCTTTGGAGACGTTGAATGGTTCTTGCGAATCTGATGTCCTTCTGTGCAAGTGTTGTCTTGTCTTCTTGTGCACCTTCTCCCATAGAGAGATAGGATTGTGGAACCTTGAGTGCTGAGAATAGTTTGTCTCGAAGATACTTAACGTCTTCGATCTGTGCTGTAAATTGTCCACCAGGAAGGTTCTGAATGTCTGTAGAAGACTGTCCGCCTCTGATGGGGATAAAGTAGTCTTCCTCAATCGAAAGTGGGTTGTAGCGTAAGTCAACGCGGCCTGTGGTGGGATCCACTACTTGGTGTCGCTTCATTTGTGTCATGACTTTTTGCATGTATTGTTCAACATCTTGAGGTGCAATACCGCCAACGTCAATCTTGAACACACGGCGCTCTGGTGATCGAACAATACGATAGGCCATCATGGCGTCCTCGAGAAGTGTGAGCTGTCTCCAAATGCGTCTAGAGGGTTCTAGAACGGAGGTACCGTATGGAGCATGCTTGTCATTCCCAAGAACTCTAAAATGAGCCATTTGCCAATTCTCTAGAGTTAGACCGGCTGAGTTCCATTGAAACTGAACGTAATTTGGATTTGTTGGATCTTCACCTTCCAATCTCTCAACTTCTTGAGGAGGTAGTCCAATGCAATTTTGTAAACCTTTTTCCTCGTCCATATCAAGATACAAAAACATGTCTCCATACTTACACATAGTTCTTGCCCAACCGAACAAGTTGTGTTCGATATTCATTACACTATAATATAGAGAATGTAGAACATATTTAATTTCATCATTCGGGCATTTGATGTGCAACATCGGATTTAAGGCTGAGTGAGTTGTCATCTCATCGGCGTAGATATCAAGGGACGATGCAATTTCTGGTGTGAATTCCATTTGGTCAAAGTCAACATATCTCTCAGAACGATTTCTATTAGAGATCATATTGAGCGTTGTAATGTTCATTGGATTATATTCGCTCTTCTTGAACTGCTGACCAGAGGCGGACTTAAATCTCTTTGCATACATGTCTAGGTGTCGTCGTCGTAACTGTCTACCAGACTGTGTTCTTCTTTGGGTCATTGGCCCAGAGAATATTCTTGTTAAAGATTTAAATAAATCATTTTGATTATTGTTTGGGTTTCTATCGTTGCGAGCCATTTTTTATCCTTTGTATATCCACAAAAAGTTTTTTGTTTTTTCTATCTCCTCTTCATGTTTTTGCGCGAACGTTTCGTTATAAAACTTTTGGCCCTTGACTTGAGTGTTCA